TTAGATGATCTACTTCCATGGTCAGATAAGCTTCCGGAAACATGTCGTAAAAATATAACTTAGTTATTTGCTGCCAATTATGGCGGCTTTTTTTGTCAAGGTACGCATGGTTTGGCGTTTACTTTCTAGCTACTGACAAAGCTGTAGGAGTAGAACGAGTTAAAGATGTATCGTATGCGTCTACTACATTAGTAGAAACATTGTCACTATCACTAGCATATCCTCCAGCAAATAAAGCATAGTTTCCTACTGACGTCCCTGCTAAATTTTCTCTAGCTACTGATAAAGCTGTAGGAGTAGAACGAGTTAAAGATGTATTATATGCGTCTACTACATTAGAAGCATCGCCACTAGTACCAGTATCCCCACCAGCAAATAAAGCATAATTTCCTACTGACGCTCCTGCTAAAGCAGATCTAGCTACTGATAAAGCTGTAGGAGTAGAACGAGTTAAAGATGTATCATATGCGTCTACTACATTAGAATTACCGGACCAATATCCTTCATATCCTCCAGCAAATAAAGCATAACCTCCTACTGACGCTCCTGTTAAATTTTCTCTAGCTACTGATAAAGCTGTAGGAGTAGAATGAGTTAAAAATGTATTATATGCGTCTACTACATTAGAAGCATTACCACTAGCACTAGCATACCCACCAGCAAATAAAGCATAACCTCCTACTGATGCTCCTGCTAAAGAAGCTCTAGCTACTGATAAAGCTGTAGGAGTAGAGGAGGTCAATCCCTCAACAAAGTTATAATAATTCTCAAACTCAATCAAAACTCCACTACTATTACGCCTTGTAATAAGTCCTTCTCCCATACTACTACATCACCACCTTAACTCTGATAGGTAAATCTATTGTAGGTTTTTCATGTGCATAAAATGTTATCGTGTTTGCGCTTGTTACAGCTCTATAAATATCCCCCCATTGCTCACATCTTTGTTGGTCAGTAGAATATGTCCCAGACATTACCACATCTATAATAGGATTATGAGCAGATGTTATACCACTCACCGTAACTGCATTGGAGTAAGGAGGAGTAGTACCATTCCAACTTGCAGCAGTTATAGTAGCCGTAAATTCAGCTTCATATACGTGTCCAAGAGTAGATATAGTAGATGTTACTCCGGCATGGTTATCTACGGTGTCTTTGCGGGCAATATCATCACTTGCACTCGGCGCAGCTACTTTAGCCCTGCCTGCACTGTCACGCATGATGATTCTATTTGCTGTAGCCTCTGAAGTTGCACCATGTACGCCGATTTTTTGTGAATTATGTGCATCAAGCTCTTGCACAATATTTCTGCCGCCGATAGTAGTACCTGATTTAAGTTGTGCCATAAATTCACCTCCTAAATTTCTATCAATTCGTTACAAATTATTTGTCTTTGTGTTGTTATTCTTACCTTGTCGTCAAAATCCAGCTTATATGTTGTCCACTCGTCCACCGGCAGCGGCTGTTCGCTCTGATATGCTGTCAATATCTCCTCATCGCTGCGAGCACGATTGGAGATGCGGAGGTCGTCGATATAAGCACTATAAGTATTTACGATGTTTACAGTTGCAGGGAAACTTGTCGCTACGCCATTGGGTAAATCCTGCTCGTACTTCACGCCGTTTACAAACAACGCCTGTTTGCCTGTTGTTGCCGACCAACGCAAGACAATATGGTACCAATTGTTTGTTGTAATAGTGTTAGCAGATGACTTTACTCCCGAATTCGTTGCACCATAATCAAAAATTGCACTATAAAAATTTGTACCAAAAAATAGCAAAAATCTACCATTACTGGTTTGCATGTGAAAGAAATTATTGTAATTCGCTACTACGAGCGGTTTTACCCAAAATTCAATCGTCCCCTCCTGCGGATTTAGAACCCCCGCCGTGGGGATGGTCAGGGTTTCGCGGAAGCGGGTAGTGCCACCTGGAACCCAGGAGGTAGGATACGCTTTCTTTTCAACCTGCCAGCCATCTACGTAGAAGTAATCTCCAGCGACTCCAGTAGTATCAGTATAAATCGTAATTGTTACTCGGTCAGTACCAGCTGGAGCGGTACCAGTTACTGTTAATCGTTGCCAGTGCTCGGTAAGAGGAGTACGAACGCCTTTAACATAGTCAATTATTTGCCCTGAAGAGTTCTTCCATTCTATAGTAATACGAACGCTATAATCGCCTTGCCCTTTACGCACATAAGCACTAGCAGTAACATTTTCTCCAGCAATAACTGAAGCATTTGCGGTTGTTACATAGAGGCCACTAGATACTGCTCCATTATTTATAGTTACTTTTAAACAAGCAGAACCATGCCACGAAAGAGAAGTATCACGAGAAAGAGTGCACAGATTATAACCAAACCCACTCGTATCAGTCTCCACATCACTCTGATTCGCCGTCAGTAAATTCGTCGTCCCCTCCTCCATCATCACTGCCTTGCCAAACTTGCCCTGCTCAAACCTCGGCACATTTGCGGCAACCTGCGTTCCGTCTGAGAGATAGGCTACGCTAGAACGAGTAAAGGTTGCGTCAGCAGGTAATTTTAAATCACTCTCAATAAGCTCATAACATTCTAACTCGTCAGACTCTGACAATCGCAAATTGTTAGACTCCCTTAATTCAGCTATTTTTATCTGTGCTTTATCTGTTATTATCATTTTAGCCCACCACCGTAATATCTAGCGAATTTGTAACTGAATTATATGCTATCGTAAATTTTCCGCCGAAATTTATAGCATTGCTCCCCGATATCGTTAGAATGCCAGTCATTGTATCGCCAGATTTGCTAACTTTTGTTTCATCTGCATAGTTTTTTGCATTTGTTTCGGCAGTATTAGCCTTTGCTTGTGCTCCTGCTGGGGTTTCTTTTGTTGCAAGGGCATCATCATGTGCTTTGAGCGCTTGATCGATTATGTCTGCATTATCATTAAAATCCTTGACATTATAAAAATCCTCTTCAGCTGGTTTCTTCAAGTTATAGTTTTGCGTATATTCAGCCATCAGCTAATCACCTCATTTCTTAATTGGTAATGTGTATAAGTTTGCAAATGGGCATGTGTAAACTGTTTCAATGTTAAGTGTTGATTGTAAATTAGTCTTAAATCAATAATCATATTTGCAGGAATGACCCTTTGCAATAAAGCATCTACATCATCAAAGTTACTTTTAGCAATCAAATTAACTTTTACTTCAATAGTATAAGCATCATTATAAAGTTCAATTGAATAACCATCTTTCCCACATAATGCTTCCAATTGCTGCTTTAATGTTCTCATAGTATAGGGAAGTTGTTCATTTAACCTGGTTAAAATTCTAAACTTCCTTGCATCTAATGATTCAGTTGCTTTTGGAATAATTCCAAGAATTTTTTCCCATCTTCCAACACCATATTCAGTTGCATCAATGACAAATTGGTCATTTAAGGCATTATCAATTGAACCCCATAAATTAGCAATTTCAGTTTGTTCACTTTGAAATATTAACTTCAATTCCCTTACTTCTTTTAGCACTTGGGGAAGGTAATCAATTAAATTTCTATCCAATGACTTCACCCCTCACTGGGATATTATCAGCCCCCAAAACAAAATTTTGTGCTTGCCCATTGATAGTTGTATTTTCAATATCTACTACACCTGCAATATTAAGAATTCTTGTTTCAATTTGACTGATTCTAACTATCAAATTATTTTCATTTTCCCAAGATGAAGCCAATTCAAAAAAGTAATCATCAATAGCTTTATGAACATAAGGTTCAATATCAGCCCATGTCCAGCCTTCTTGGTAAGTGATGTTTGTATTTATATTAATTGTGGTTGCACTTACCCCTTCAACAGTAACTACATGACCAATTGGGGCAAATCCAACCCCTTTTCCTTGGTTTTGAATTGGGTCAACTGCTGTTTGAACCGCATCAATGAGGGTTGAACTTGGCACATTGTAGGTTGAATCAATAATGACAAGTTTCACAGTTCCCCCACCATTCCAAGCAGGATAAACTTTAACGCCCCCAACACCTGGAAGTTGCTTTGTTTTTTCTTTATAATCAGCAATATTTCCACCAAAAGATTGAGATTTTAAACTGTTAAAATATCTTTCTCTTAAACTTTCTGTATCTTCTTCATCTTCACCAGGTATAAGAAGTTCAGTCAATTCAGCACTGGTCAATCCTTCAATATAATCAATGGGAATAAGTGTTCCAAATTGTTGATTTCCTTTACTTCCAGGAGTTTCACATTCAAGCTTGAAAATACCATCTGAAATTTTTTCTATTACTATATAATTCAACATATCCAGTGAAAATCTTGAACCAATTGGAACATCAATATTAAATTCACCCTTTAGAATTGCTTTGGTTGCTGGTTCAGGAATTATACCTCTTTCAGCACATCTTTTGATTAAATATTCCCTTTGTGCTGTATCTGCAAATGATTGATTTAATATCCAATCTAATTCTATATACATGTTCTGAAGTTCTACCGCAGCAGGTGCAAGGGCATTATATATTATTGAACCTTCCCGTTTATCTAAATTTTGTGGAACTCTATCAAGCATCCTTTGAAGTATAACTTCATAAGTCATGTGTTCAAACATATTAAATTGTCACCACCCTTTCTGCTTCAACATCACCAAATATGGTGTGAACAGTGAAAGTTGCATGAACTTTTCCCTTGTTAGTTTCAAAAGAAAAGTTATCAACTCCAAGTATTCTTGAATCTTGAACCAATGCTTCAGTAATCCTTCTTTTGAGTTCAGGAAGAACAAATGGTATTGGTTGACCATATAAGTCATTTAATTCAATGCCATAATTCCAGCTATAAATTAGATATTCATATCTTTCAATGTTCAAAATTAAATAAATTGCTTGTTTCATGGCTTCAAGGTCATCAACATACCCAGCAATTGTTGAATTATCCAAGTCTAATTTGTAAGTATGTGAAGTTTCTTCTTCAATTTCAAAGTCCTTTTGTAAATCATCATTTACTGCTGGAAGCATTAAATCACCACCCTATCTAAAACAATATATTTTTGCCCACCCTGAACCCGAAGTAATATAACAGATTCATTCATTTTTAACCCGTTGTAAACAGTAATTTCATTTTGTATTGGCTGTTGGTAACTAAGCTTGTAATCAGTTCCTGGAATATCATCCATGCTGTAATTTTTAACAATATTTTTAATTTCAGGATTATCAAAACTAATTTTTGTTTTGTAATCCCTAACATTAGATGTCAAAATTAAGTGTGATTCATCCAATGTCAATCTTTGTTCTACATTTATTTTTAATGGGTTTATGCTGGTGACTGTGCCAAACATAATTGCACAAGGGTTTGAAGCAGCAACTGCTTCAATAGCAGCTTGCTTTATAATCTCAATTAGATTAGGCACTGAAGTCACCCCCTCTTAATGTCAAGTTCATCATATGTTCATCATTTTTAAAAATATGTTGAACTTTTTCAACAAGCATATAATTTTGAACAACAATATCACCCAAATTAAGCTTGACAGGAAGGGAACAGCCAGCACGAACCCTGACATCACCAAAAGCATTACTAATGGTAAGATTACGAGTTTTTCTGTTGTATAGTTGAAGCAGGGCATCAGCTTTTGCTTTACCATTTACCTTGTCATCTATATTTTCAAAGTATTGCAACACCCCCCATTTATTTATGTTACTTGAATCCTGGGCAATGTAAATTTCCCTTTTACCAGTTTCATTATTTTCATAAGAAAGCTTTATTTTGTTGTATGTTTCGCCATCAATTGTGGATGTATATTTGTAGTTTTCAGCAGTTTCTTCATCAATTAAAAGGTTTACTTTCATAGATTCCACATTTTTTAGGGTTAATTGTCCAAAATCATCATATAAAATATACATTTTCCCTTTGTTTTCTAAAGTTATATCCAAAGCATTTTGAACAATATCAAACAAGCTTTTGTTATCCTCTATCCTGGAAGCAATTTTATAACCCGTATCTTCTAATACCCCAACACGAAGGTTAAAATCTTCTGTAATCATTTTAATTAATTCTGAAGCAGTTTTATTGCTATAAATATAAGTATCTTTATTTTTGAAATATCTTAATTGGTCATAAGCTGTAACATTAATAATATTTTCTTTATCTCGTTCTTTCTTAAAAACAAATCCATAAAATATATTTGTGTTATTAACTTTAAACCTTACAGGATTTCCTTCCTGAAAATCAATAATGGAATCCTTTACAACAGAAAAAGTCAACTTTCCAGGTTGACCTTTCCTTTCTGTTTCCCATCTTATTTCATCCTGAAGAACAGGTTGAAAAACTTTATTTCCATTTTGAATTAAAAGTTCAATCATATCACCACCTGACCTTTAACTTGGCAAGGTTAAAACTTGACCAGGATAAATTAAATTTGGGTTTGATATTTTATTCTTATTCAAGTTATAAATTTCAGTGTATCTGTTACCATTCCCCAAATATTTCTTTGCTATTGCCCAAAGAGTATCCCCCCGCTTAACAGTATAAGTTTTCAACTTTGGGGCAGTTTCAGCAGGTCTTGGTTTTTGAGCAGTTGCACTTGCCACTTGAACCGCTGCTTGTTGCTGTGTTTTAATATTTACAAGCTTTGTTCCATAATCTTTATACTGCTTTAATTTAATAGTAACTTTCAATTCTTGCCCATCTGAAGCATCTTCCTCGATTTTATAATCTTCCAAAGAAACTTTGATGTTAGTATCAAATAAAAGCTTCCTGGAAGGGGAAACCCTTGAACAAATAAATTGAAAAGGCTTTTTACTGGTCTTTAGCTGCTCAAACTTATTCAAATAAAAATCAGCAGCCTTAAAACCACTTAGATATATTGCATAAGGATATTTAACATGTGGAATAGCTGCTTCAAAAGTTATTTCAGTAAGTCCAGCATCTTTTAATATGTTTACTTCACCATCATTAATTAAATTGATGGTTTTATTTTGATTTTTTATTTCCATTTCTAATTTGGAAGGTGTGACGGGTAAGGCAACACCATCCAAATACATTATATATGCCATTACTCATGCACTCCTTCCGCTGCAATTTGCATTGTTTCATAAAGCTTTTCTTCAAGGTAATTTACAACACCATCCAAATCCATATTAGAAGCAATATTTGCATTTATCGGTGCATCAATTTTTATTTCAGCAGTAGTAAACCTATTAATTACTTCTTGTTCAGCTATATCCCGCAAATATTTCAATTCTTCTTCCGTTGCATCCATTGAATCTTTCATAGCTGCTGTATTAAGTGCTGTTGTGTCAACCCCGTTATAAATACCATCAAGCTGGTTTCCGAATTCATAAGCATCTAATGTTTTTGAAGCATCACCAAGGATATTTTTCAAATTTATACTATTTTCAAATTTTTCACCAGCAGTATATCCAAATTCCCAAGCCTTGCTGTATTCAAATCTATCCAAATATAAAGAACTTGTGTCTAATCTTGGGATTTTTATTTCTGCTTCACCAACAAGGTTATCCACTGCACCTTTAAGCCCGCTTCTCCAACCGCTAACAGCATCAGCAAGATTAGAACCAAAGATTGCATCAATGGCTTTAGCAATACCCTGTAAAATACCAAGAACAGCATCAGCCATTCCAGCAAATAATCTTACTATGGAACCTATTGGGTCATTAAATACATTTGCTAAAAATTCAGCTACCGTT